ATGACATTGCGACACAAGCGGGGGCTCGTCGTCGGCATCGCGAACGAGCGGAGCATCGCGTGGGGATGCGCGCGCGCGTTTTGCCGGGCGGGCGCCACGCTCGCGGTGACCTGGCAGTCGGACAAGACCTTGCCGCACGTCGAGCCGCTGTTCGCGCAACTCGACGCGCCGATCCGGATGCCGCTCGACGTCGGGCGGCCGGACCAGATGGCGGCGGTGTTCGACGCGCTTGCGGCGCAATGGGGCGCGATCGACTTCGTGCTGCATTCGGTCGCGTTTGCGCCGAAGGCCGATCTGCAGGGCCGCGTGGTCGACAGTTCGCCGGAAGGGTTCGCGCTCGCGATGGATACCTCGTGCCACTCGTTCATCCGGATGGCGAGGCTGGCCGAGCCGTTGATGACGCGCGGCGGGAGCCTGATGGCGATGAGCTATCTCGGCGCGGAGCAGGTCGTCGCGAACTACGGGGTGATGGGGCCGGTCAAGGCCGCGCTCGAGGCGAGCGTGCGGTACCTGGCGGCCGAACTCGGCGGCGCGGGCATTCGCGTCAACGCGATTTCGCCGGGCGTGCTGCCGACGCGCGCGGCGTCGGGCCTGCCGGACTTCGGCCGGCTGCTTGACGACACCGCGCGCCGGGCACCGCTGCATCACGCGCTCGACATCGACGACGTCGGTGCGTTCTGCGCGTTTCTTGCCAGCGACGGCGCACGGGCGATCACGGGCGGCACGCACTATGTCGATTCCGGTATGCACATGCTCGGTTAGGCTTCCGCATGCATATGAGGCGATCGTCGATCGAGATCCTACCTCGAAGAGCAGATCCGCTCCGCCGTGCTCAAGATGCTGGCCGAGGCGGGCGACAGCGCGCCGGCTAGCAGTACCGTAACCGACTGAATCGCCCAGAAAATGCCGGTTAGCGCGGAAGAAAGATAAAAGATCGAGGGCTCGCGAACAGGCCGATTGCGTGCAACCCCAATAGCGGCAAGGGCCGGCTGCAGGCAACTCGGCACCCTGAAGTCGCCACATTTCGCATGAAAAGGACGCATATCCCACCCGCGTCATCAAGGGCCAAACCAACGAACAAACGCTCGGGTTGCAACAAATTGCACCGGATAGCCGATACGGGCGCCCGCGCAGCGCGCGGCAGTGGAAACAGCGTCAGCGGGGACGTGAGCGACGCGAAACGGGGTCAACGGAACCTGTAGAGCGAGGAAAACCATGTCACGAATGACCATCGATTGCCCGTGCTGCGGCGACGAGATCGAAGCACGCCATACGGAAGGCATGTCCGCGACGATGCGGCGCCTCTACTTCGTGTGCGACGCGTGCGAATTTCGGTCGCCGGCCGGGCTCGAGATTCTGTATTCGCTATCGCCGGCCTCGTGCCCGCGCGCCGACGTGGCGCTCGACGTGCGGCCGTCGACACGCCTGCACGGTTACGTCGATTCGCGCACGTCGCTCGGCCTGATGGAGTGCGCGCGATGAGGTTCACGATTGCCTGTCCGCATTGCGGCGCGCGCGGCATCGCGCGATCGCTGGAACAGAAAGACCCCCTTGTGTGGGAAATCGACTACCAGTGCGACAACGTCGTGTGCGGGCATACCTACCGCGCACGGCTCGAAATGACGCCCGCCGAACCGCCGCAACCGCGGACACGAGCGGGCGGACAGATGCGGCTCGACGTATAGCGGCCGCGCAATGAGGCGGTATCGACGCGATACCGGGGTGATATCGCGTCGATATCGACTAGATATCGTTTCTATATAGGGGTGAGCAATGATTGTTGTCGTGGGAAATCCGAAAGGCGGCGTCGGCAAATCGACGATCGCGGTACAGCTCGCAACCGGCATTTCGGTCGCCGGCGCGCGTGTGTGGCTCGTCGACGGCGATCGCCAGCAGTCGAGCGCGTCGGCGATGGCTGCACGCGCATACGGGCAGCGGCCTGCGATCGCGGCGGCGGCCTACGATGACGGGGCAAAACTGCATGCGGAGCTGGCGAAGCATGCCGGGCAGTTCGATCATGTTGTCGTCGACGCCGGCGGCCGTGATTCGAGCGCGTTTCGCGCGGCCATGATGGCCGCCGACGTGGTGCTCGTGCCGGTCATGCCGCGCTCGTTCGACGTGTGGGCGCTCGACGACATGGCAAAGCTGCTCGACGAAGCGCGCAAGGTGCGCTCGCTGCGCGCGTGCACGTTCCTGAATTGCGCGGACGTGCAGGGCGCGGACAACCGCGACGCCGAGTCGGTGATCGCCAGCTATGAAAGCCTGGAACTGCTGCCGTACCGAATCCACCGCCGCAAGGCGTTCGCGAACGCGAGCGCGGCCGGCCTGCACGTCGAGGAAATGCCGCGCCGTGATCCGGTCGCGTGTGCGGAAATCGAGCGTCTGCAAGACGCCGTGTTCGGCGTGGTGCAGGCGGCCGCCCGCTAACGGATACCGTGTCGATATCGAACGGATATCGACACGGTATCGAAACGATATCTATTAGAGAGGGGTTCAAATGACTATTTCGAGAAAGCCGGCCGTCCGTGACGACGCGGCGATCGGAGCTTTCATCGCCGGTGCGCCCGATGCGCGCGCCGACACGCCAGCAACGCCGAGCAACAAGCCGGCCGCGCGGCGGCCCAAGGTCAAAATCAGCATCGATATCGATCCTGAATTGCTCGCCCGTGTCGATCAGGTCGCGAAGGCGACGGGTGTGTCGCGGAATGCTGCGCTTGCGCTAGGCGCGTCGTGGCTGATCGACGATTTCGAAGCACGTTCCGCGCGACGCGGCGGGTAAATTCCGGCGCGTGGGCCGGCACACTCGGTCGACGCGCCATTTGATCACCCATCCTATATCAAGTTTTTTTTAGAGCTGCGGAGAGTGACGCTATGGTTTTGCTGGCATGAGAAATTTTCTTTTCCCGCTCCTTCTTTTCCAGCATTTCATCGAGTATCAGCTCGATACCGACTTTCACGGCGGGAAACGCTGAAAGGCACTCCTCATCGGAAAGAGTGTGAACTCCGACGCTCATTATTCCATAAATATTTCTATTTTCAACAAGGAATTCTGGTAGCTCGTCTTTGAGTAAGCGAATTTTTTCGTCCATGCGTGCATTTCGAAAAGCGTCTTCATCCCAATTTGCTTGCTGGGAAGCAACGCCTTTCGCGGCATTTATAAGGTTTTCGAAAACTCGCCTCAGGTAAACAAATGCACCAGCTCCTACTCCATGCGACGCTAGACCAACGCCGCGCGCCAGTTCGCGAAACTGATCTTTGCCAAGTAAAGCTCGATATTTATGTAAATCTGGCGTATCCAAATCCGCCATCGAAGGATATTGGCCAATTTTCTCCAATTGACCTTGATGCGATCTAAATATAAAAATGATTTGATGAGAGAAATCTCTCGAGCATCCAAAAGATAGATTAAAAGTATAGTTTGACAAATGATGGTGCTGGGCGTATTTTATATCGCCCAATCGATGAAAAACAGAGTGGCGACCGCATATTTCGCAGTAACAATCTAACGTACCTTTGTAATGCTCAAGCCTAAAAAACGGATTTGGTTCAGTATCGTCAAATGCAAATTTTTTGTACGGCGGGACTGACAGACAGAATGCTTCGGGCGTCGGCAAACCGTCGTCAGGATCATTTTCGTCGATCTCTGCGTCGCTCATGGCATGTTTCCGCGTTGGCGTGTTGTGCGTTAAAGGTTGTATTCAGAGGAGGCGTTGGCAAATGTACCGCAAGCCGCGTGAGCACACCACTTGTCGCTGACACCTCAGTGGCTCGGCCATGTTAAAGTAGTTTTGTCGATTTTTTGCAGCAAACCGCATCATTTTTCCATCATATGAAATCAGCGGAGCCCCGCGCCGGCGGGCGCATACGCGGTTGGCGCCCGGTGCATCAAAAACGACCCATTTAGGGAGGCGGGCAGGCGGGGAGGGGACTGCTTTTTTCGGGACATGGATCGGGGGCTCGAACACCAGCCTTGGTGCAAACACGGGCCGGCCGATCGATTTTCGCCCCTCTGTCCGGCTTGCAGGGGCAAGGCAATGCCCACGGCAAGACGCTGCATCTCGCGGCGCTAGCAGCCTGCAATCACATGCCTAAGGTGAGGACCGCGATTACAGTATTCGATATCATGTGATGTTACGGAGCGAGTACTAAGGGCTCAACGGCTAATAAACCCGAAGCATCGGTACAGTCTTTTGTTGAACTGCGGTAGGATCGTCGATAGTTGATGTGCGCAAGTCGTGATTGAAACGAGAGGGATGGGGTATGAAGGACGTATTTACGGGACACTATCGCCCCGAACAAAAAGAAATTGACCGAATGTGGGCAGACGGAACGTTCGTTTTCGATGCCAATGCGCTACTGAATCTGTATAGATATACCGATGACACGCGAGAAACCTTTATCCAAACATTGGAGGCATTGCGAGATCGAGTTTGGATTCCGTACCAAGTGGGTTTGGAATTTTTTCAAAATAGAGCGCAAGTAATGAGTACGGCCGTATTGGGCTATGCGAAACTTCGCGAAGAGCTTGGTAGGGCACGAGCAGATTTGGGGAAGACTCTGAATGGTTTTCGCCGCCATCCCGGGATTGATGTCGATGATATTGCGAATATATTGGACAATACATTCGAAAAATTGAATTCGGAGCTGGAATCCAAGGAGAATAAGCATCCGGATTGGATATCTGGGCGAGATCCAGTATTGGAGCGATTAACTGAGATATTCGCCAGTAAGGTGGGTGAGCGACCTGAGCCAGCGCAATACAAGAAGCTTATCGATGAGGCAAAGAACCGTTTCGATAATTCTAAGCCGCCGGGTTTGCGTGATAAGGAAAAGGGTGGGGTTCAGCAGTATGGCGACGCTATTCTCTGGCTCGAAATTTTGCAACGAACGTCGAATCTAAAATCGGCAGTTATCTTCGTTACTGATGATGTCAAAGATGACTGGTGGCAACGTGTCGGCGGGAAAACCATCGGTCCACTTCCGGAGCTGAGGCAAGAACTGTGGGATGCTGCGAAAGCACCTCTGCATATGTATCAATGCGACCAGTTTCTGAAATACGCGTCAAAGTTTCTGGATCGAAAGATGCCAGAGTCTTCGATCGAAGAAGCGAAGGAGGTTCGGGACGAATTGCAGCGTGAGACGAATGCGACACATAAATGGATGATTTCCGATTCCGGGAAATATGATTTCTCGGAAAATGGCGAGGCGGTTCGGGTTAAGGACGGAGTATGGCAAATGACCTTTGAGGATCAATATAGCTCAGAGCGTCCCGTGCTCGTATCCGATTATCGCGGTCCGACGTTGGCGGCACAAGTAAATAACCTACTCGAGCAAAGAAGTAGCCTCAGCAAATCATATATAGAGCTTTCGGAAAAAGATCGACATTCGGAATTCGGTCTTGAGGTGCGCAGAGCAATTTCCTATCTCGATAATTTAATTAACATAAAAACTTCGTTTATTAAGCCCGGCTCTGAAATGTGGAATATAGTTTTTGGATCTGACGCTGATTCAAAGAAGCATTAAATTGAGCGTGACATAAAGGTGGCCGGGCGTTAGTCGCCCGGCCTGATAGCACGGCCCGATATGTCAGATTTGCTTTATATTTTTAGGTCAATGCTGGTCACGCCGCGTTGATACTATAGAGAGTGAATCGCACAATCTCATCTCCCGCCCACTCGTTGAACGCAGTGAACTGAGCCTGCAGCGGCTCGATTTCATTACGGCCGAACACGCGAGCCGCCGTGTCGGCGGCACCAAACCCGCCCGTGTTGCTCGGCACGATACCGAGCAATTGCGGCGGCACGCGATGTGCGGCGAGCAAGTCGTCGCGTGTGATGTTCTTGATGTTGAAGAACTCGTCTTTCGCGGCCACTTCCGACACGGGAATTAACTGCATCCCGTCCTTGTTCCCGCCCGGTGCGTAGTAGAACAGGTTTCGGAAATTGCCCGGCCCCTTCGCGCTCTTCAGCGCGTCGCGCAGCGCGTCGATATCGTGCTGCTCGGCCTTGTCATCAGTCAGGTACAGGATGAAGCCGGCATGGCTACCGTTCTCGTAGTAGCGTCGTCGGAACAGCGTCGACGACTCGTTCAGCATTGCCGCGTGCAGATAACCGAGATATTCCGGCACGCCGTAAATCTCCTGATTCACGTCGGCTTCGATCAGGTGGTGAACGGAGCCAGGGTCGAATTCATGCACGGCCTGCCAGCCGTTCGTTTGCACGTAGGTTTGCAGGTCGACGCGGCGCCGCATGTACTTCGCCGGCGGCGGCTCGTATCGCATGACGCCTCCCATGCGGTTTCGCACGGGCGCCTGATACCCGTTGCCGAAAATCAGCCAGTCGAGCGCCCATCGCCGAAACGATTCGCGGCTCATCAGTGGATGCGGGATGAACGTCGACGCGAGCACGTTCCGTTTGAAGTAGATCGCGGACGCGTGATGCGTGCCGGATCGGAAAATCTTCGACAGGCCCGCGAAGCTCACGGGCGGCTCATACCATCCGTTGATCGTCACAAGCTCGGCGTAGTCCAGCAGTTCGGCCCGGCTCATGATCGGCATGGGATCGCCGAACGTGAATGCGGTCGACTGCGCCGGCCGCGACGCGTCGGCCGCGCTCGGTGCATTGTTCGCGTGCTGCGCGTGCGTCGTGTGTTTCTTCATGAGTAAATCTCCACCTTTCCTTTTTTGCGTGCCGCAGTGCCTTCTAACGGCTCGTTAGAAATCGCGTGCAGGACGGCCCATGCAAGATCAGCATGGCCGGTTTCCTCGCTGCGTGATGCCTCGTATGTGACGTTGCGCCCGCTCGGCGTCACGGTCTTTTTGATCGCCATGAACGCGGCGGCCATATCGGTCCATCCGGCGTCGAATTGCAGTCGTGCATTACCGACGACGGACAGCCCCTTGAGCACGAGCCGGCCCTTTACCTCGGGCGAATAGTTGAACGCGACGACGCGCGGATAGAACTGCTTCACGAGCTGATACACGCCTTGCCCGATGCCCGTTGTGTCGATCGCCATATAGTCGACGCGGTATCGGTCAGTGATTTTCTTGATGCACTCGGCTTGCGCCTCGAAATCCATGCCGCGCCACTGGTGCTTTTCCAGCACGCGGAACGGGCCGCCGTCGACGATCGGCGGCGCAACGACGACGCAGCCCGCGCTATCGCCAGACAGCGCCGGGTCATAGCCGACCCAGACAGGTTGGTAGCCGAACGGCCGAGAGGGGGCCGTCAGGGGCTTAAAGTCCTCCCATAGCTCCCATGAGTCGACCATGCAGCGCTGTAGGTTCACGAGCGTGAAGATTGACGCCGTGTCGTCGATGAACTGGCACATCAACAGATTGGCGTATTCCTCGGCGCTGTACTCGTGCCGCAATTCCTCAAGGTCGAACAGCGTGCAGCCGGCGCGCGCGGCATCCTCGACGGTGACAATCTGGCGCCACTGCCGATCCTCGCAGAGCCGGCCGCGCGACAGTGCCTTGTGCGTGACCTCGAAGTGGATGTGATCGGCCTTGGCGCGGCCGCGATTGATGTGCGCACCGTTCCAGAATGGGAACGCTTCATGCCCGATGCTCGACGGTGTCGAGAAGTACGTCTTGCGCCATTGCTTATGCATGGCCATGCCGGACGCGACCTTGTTCAGTTCCTTGAACCGCGGAACCCAAAAATACTCGTCGAAATAGAAGTTGCCGTGATAGCTCTGCGCGGTGCGCGCATTCGTGCCGAGAAAGTAGAGAATGGCCTCGTTCGGCAGCACGATCGGATCGCCGGTCAATTCAACGTCGGCCGCCTCGCGCGCAAACTGCGTGATGTACTAGCGGAATACGTGCGCCTGTGCGCGACTGGCCGACAGAAAAATCTGATTGCGGCCAGTGTCGATCGCGTCGGCCAGTGCTTCGCGCGCGAAGTACCACGTAGCGCCGATCTGCCGCGATTTGAGAATGTTGCGCGTGCGCTGATGGCCGTTGCGGAACCAAACTTTCTGGTAGTCGAACAGCGAATCGCGAAACGCTTCGAGCAACCGGTCGCGCTGCTCGTCGCTGAACTCGTTTTTCGCCGGTTTGCGCTTCGGCGCCTCGTTGCGAGCGGCGATGTTCGGGTTCAAGTCGCCTTCTTTGCCAGTCTCGCCATATCGCCGAATGCGCGCGACGCGTTCGAGCTGGCGCCCTAACAGGTCAATCTCTTTGTAGTCGCCCCCGTCCTTCTGATCTTTCGCGATCAGTGCGTTCATGCGCATTTCGATCGTCGATTCGATGGTATCGATCGGGTTGGCCTTGGCCCAACCGTCGCGCTGTTTCCGCGCCTCGACCGTGGCGCGCTTGATACCCATGTGGCGCGCGATCGACGACACGCGCCAACCCTGGAAAAACAGGGCGCGCGCGGACTTACGCGGGTCGATTTCGATGATTGGATTGTCGGCGGTATTGAGCATGCCGAAAGCGTAACTGTCGTTCGCGCGCGCGCATGGCCGGCGTTTGTATACAGGAACACGACAGGGGCGAATCGTTGAGCGTCGACCGGCAAACCGCGAAGATTGGCATCAAGCAAATCGTTCAACCAAACACCTGCCGGAGTACATACGATGTTCAAACGTAAGTTGTCGCTTCTCGCGATTGCCGTCGGCTCGATGGCCTCGCTTTTCGCGATCGACGCGCATGCAGCAGCGACGGCGGTCGGCGCAGGCATCCAACATGCCGACGTGCTCGGCGGCCTCGGTGCGGCCGGCGCCGCAGCGTTCGGCATCGGTTCGGTGGCAGGTGCAGGCGGCACGCATGCGACGACGAAATGGTTTCGTGTCGCCGTCGAAGGCGCAACGACCGACGGTCGCACCATCGAGCGCGAATGGATTCAGCAGATGGCCGCGCAGTATGACCCCGCACTGTACGGCGCCCGCATGAATTGCGAGCACGTCCGTGGCTACGCGCCCATGTCGGCGAATCAGCCGTTCGGCGCGTATGGCGACGTTACCGCGCTCAAGTCCGAAGAAATCGCCGACGGCCCGCTGAAAGGCAAACTCGCGTTGTACGCGCAACTGAAGCCGACGCAGGCGCTCATCGACATGGTGAACGCGAAACAGAAGGTCTACACGTCGGTCGAAATCGACTTCTCGTTCGCCGACACGAAACAAGCGTATCTCGTCGGCCTCGCCGTGACGGACAGCCCCGCGAGCCTCGGGACCGAAATTCTGACGTTCGCGGCCGGACGTGGTGCGGAAAACCCGTTCAACAGCCGCAAGCAGCGCCCCGAAAATCTGTTCTCGGCGGCCGAAGAAACGGTGATCGAATTCGAAGCCGCGCAGGCGCCCGGCGTCGGTCTCGCGATGTTCAAGCGCGTCGGCGAAATCCTCGGCTTCGTCAAAGAAAAGGGCGTGAACGACGACAAGCGCTTCGCCGACATGGCGCAGGCAGTCGAAGCGGTCGCGACGTTCTCGAAGGATCAGTCGACGCGGGCGAAGCGTACGCGCTCGTCGACGAGTCGGGAACGATCTACGGCGCATACGTCATCGAGAGCCTGAACGAGACGGCGACGTATCACACGCCGGCCGGTATCGCGAAGAAAATCGAGTTCAACCTGACGTTGAAGCGCGTGACCGATGAAACGCTCGCGGCAACACAAGGCGATGGCAGTGAGTCGGGAAACGCGGCGAAAGAGATGTTGAACGACGTGCGTCAGGTCGTGAAGGTCGCGACGACAGTCGTCGACAACGTCAAGAACCTGTCGATCAATTCGATCAAGTCTGCCGCGATCGGCGTCATCGGCAACATGGCGCCTCAGGCGGCGGCCGCCGCCGTCAAGGGCTTGTCGACCGCGACCGGGCTTGAGCTGGATGCGGCGATCAAGGCGGCACGCCAGATTTCGACGATGAACGGCGATTCGATCGGGAGTGTCGTGCAGTTCGTGCTTGGAAAGGTGTCGGGGGACGCATGACGGAAGTAGCAACGCAGCCCGCGCGCAAGCAGCCCCAGGCCGACTATCGCATCACGCTCGACGGTCGCGATATCTCGCGCATGTTCGCGCCGAACCTCATCAGCCTCACACTATCTGAGTCCCGCGCGGAAGAACCCGACATGCTCGACCTCGTCTTGGACGATACGAAAGGCACGTTCGCGATTCCCAAGCGTGGCGCCGCGATCAAGCTGTCGATTGGATGGGTCGGCGAGTCGCTGATCGACAAAGGGGCATTCACGGTCGACGAGATCGAGCACAGCGGGGCGCCGGACATTCTGACGATCCGCGCGAAGTCGGCTTCAATGACGAACAAGATGCACGAGCGGCGCGAGAAAAGTTGGCATGGCGTGACGATCGCCGACATCGTCGGGACGATCGCCGCGCGGCACTCGCTCAAGGCGAAGGTAGAGGCGAAGATCGGACGTATCCGGATCGCGCACATCGACCAGACGCACGAGAGCGACATGTCATTTCTTACGCGACTGGCGAAGCGTTACGACGCGGTGATGAACGTCAAGGATTCGAACTTGCTGTTCATGCCGATCGGCTCGGGAAAGACCGTGAGTGGGAAGGCGCTCGCCGTGCTGAACCTGACTCGCGCCTCGGGCGATCAACATCGGTATCACATCGCCGAGCGCGAAAGCTATCAGGCAGTGCGTGCGCACTACCATTCGAACACGAAGGGCAAGCGGAAATCTGTCGTCGTTGGAGGCGAGAACAACAAGAATGTAAAGGTGCTGCCCGAAGACTACGCGACCGAAGCGGAAGCGCGCGCGGCGGCGCAAGCGGAGTTGACGCGCGTGAAGCGCAGTCAAGCGACCATGTCGTACACACTCGCGTTCGGCCGCGCCGACCTGTTTCCCGAAATGCCCGTGACCGTGGCCGGCTTCAAACCGGATATCGACGAAACGCCGTGGCTCGTGAAGCAGGTCACGCATACGATTTCCGACGACGCCGGTTTCACGTCGGCGCTTCAACTGGAGGTGCGCGACGATCCGACGACGGATCGGCATCGATCGCATTTCCGGAAGCGGGGGCGATAGTTCCTGCTGAGGTTAGCCGTGAATCGAGGGTAATATCACGCGCAACGACATGCACACTGGGGCACGATTATGTTGGCGACTGTTCAGAATATTCTCACTGCTTTGGGTGGTGTTACGGCCGTGCTTCTTCTAATCGCGGCTGCTTGCTGGAAGCTTATTGATTCAGGACTAACAACTTGGCTTACAAAGCGTGTTTCGAGGGGGTTGGAGCGCGACGCAGAGCGTTACAAGCATGAACTTTCACGAGATATGGAATCGTATAAAAACGAACTTGCTCGCGCGCAAGGCGTTGAGAAGATACGTGTTGAAATGCGGAAGGCTGTGGCCGAAAAGCTTTTCGATAGGAGATTGAATGCGTATCACGAACTCTATGTCGCGATTTCAGAGATTCCATCATATATTTTGGCGGGAGCTATGCAGCCTGTCGAAAATCGACCATTGCAAGGACAGGCCTACGGTCGCGTGCAAGAGTTCGTAAACACATTGACGCCTCATCAGCTTTATTTACCTAATGATTTCAAGCAGGAATATCGGGCCTTGTTGCTGACGCTCCTAGATTTGTTTGCTGGAAGTCGTTGGAATACTAGGCCGGAACTTAGACATGAAGATGCGGTGGTGGCAGAAATTAACGTAATGGTTGGGGCTCTCAGTTCTAAGCTTGACAGCTACTATAAGTTGCTACCGGACGATCTCGCAAATGCAATCGCAAATGCGTAAACAATAGGGTCAGGAAAAAGCCGCGCTATGCGGGCTCTTTTGTCTAATGATTCGGATCGACCGGCGGCTGCAACAACCATGAGTAAATGCGCCCGACGCGGTCGGCGTCATCAGCAGCCGACCGTCACATGGAATGCAGGGTGACGGCACACGGGTAGGTCACGGGCGTTCCCGTGCCGTCGTTCCATCTGAATTCGGTGTTCCAGAAGCACGAGAAATAGCCGCCCGCCGGCATGATGATGCCGCGCGGATCGAAGTACAGGCGGGTGCGGACCATCGCGTGAAAATCAGCGTCGTATCGTGGGATACCCGCGTCGAACGTCATGATCGCGGCGCGTTCATTGAAAAATTCCCACACGTTCGCGTCGTCATTGTGTTTCACGGTCAGCACGAGTGCTGTATAAAAGCACAGTATTCGTGGGGCGAGGCGTTGTGTCAACGATCGACGCGGGAAGGGCGCTCAGAAATGAAAATGCCCGCTGGAGCGGGCTTCGTGGTGTGTTTTCGCTGCGGCTTACTTGGTGCTGATCGCTTCTCGATTCGTCCAGTATTCCTCGGTATCGCCTTCGCGACGAAGCTGGATCACCCCGCCAAGGATCGGCACATCGCCTAGGTAGACCGTCTGGCCGGCACGGAACAGCGTGCAATTGCCCGCCTCGACCGCACTGATCGCGGCTTTCCTGAACGCGACTTTGTCGAAAGACATGATCTTATAGAAACGATCTTTGGTATCGCAACCGAACCACGTACCGTCTTTGATGCGATAAGGCGTCGGCGCGGCCACTGACGCGGATTGGGTCACGAACGCCGAAACACAGACGACAGCAAACACGCCGCATGCGCGACGTACCCCGGAAAAGGTCATGGATTGTCCTTTTTGCGTTGTAGAAACGAAAGCCGCAGGGTAACACAATGTTACATTTAGCTTTCTCGACGATGATACGCGGGCGGGCCGACACCGGTCCAGAACGGGCCGCTGCGCCACATGCGCGGAAGCTCGAGAGCTAGGACACGCCATTGCGCGAGAACGGTCGCGAAGGTGCCTTCGCGTTTGGTTCGACGAATCTTGTCCACGACGTTCCAGCCCCGCACGTAGTGCAAAAAGCTGCGTTGGCTTGAGAGAAAATGCGACGCGTGGACGCCGACCCAAGCGAGCATTTCGTCGGGCAGCACGTCACGCGACGCGGGATCAGGTTCTATGTTGGCGACAACGTTTGCACCGGCGACCGAATCAAGGCGGTCAGTCGATTGCATGGCGACGGCCGCCGTACGGGTTGTATCGGCATCGAGCGCGCGTAGGCGCAGCAGCTCGATACGATGCCACGGGATCGGCGAGCGGCCGGCGACGTAGTTGCGAATGGTGCGCGTGCAGCAGCGGAGAATCTCAGCCGTGCGAGAAATGGACAGACCGTCCGTAAGCGCGAGAAAATCGGAAAGCGCCCCATGGCGGGGCACGGCGGTATCCAT